TTGTTCCAGAAGTCCAGTCATATCGATCAACCATCATCTTTGTATCATCTGGAGTAACAATTTTACCAAAGATTAATTCTTCAAATATAGTATATTCTGTTTCTGTAGTAGAATCTGAAATAGGAAGTGGAGTAGTATTTGGCCAAGGTGTATTCCGACCAGCAAAGATATAGAATTGATTATTAGACACATTTTGAATGGGCTGATAGTATTGTAAACTATTTCTTACATTAAAAAGCTTTGTATTTGCTACAACCGTCATTAACTTATCTCTATCTCTACACCTGGAGTTTGAAGAGTAATATCTTCTTGAGTTTGAATAATAGTTTTACCAAATAGTTCCGTACCAGCAATATGCAAGAGTTTCTTTAAAATATCAGAATATACATTTAGAGACAATCTAGAACGTATTTCATATGAGAACTCTTGATAGTATTTATTATCATGAATATATTTATCTGAATTTAGCTTGCCTTTATTATCTTTCCAGAAGCCTTGAGATTTACCTTGTTTTGTATCTATAGCAGTACCAAAAATTTGTAATTGAGCATTTACAGTATTTGTTAGAGTTAATGAAACTCCATTAGAATACCCAAATCCAGATGATATAACTTCTACTTCTGTAACTATACCATTTGCAGCAGTAACAGCAGTATTTACATCTGCATCAAATCCCATGGTTCTATGTGTATAATCTCTAGATATATCTGAGATATAACCTAGGCCTTGAACTGCATCATTACTATCTGTACTATAAACATTTGCAGAAGATACAAAATCAAAATTAAAAGATGCTGGTTCAACAAGAATTGTATTACCAGAAATAGATCTTATAGTTGCTTTTGCTTTACTTTGTGAAGTAGAAGAAGTTATAGCAGAAATTGCGGCATTTGCTCCGCTAACATTTCCAACAACATTATTTGCAGTAACAAACGAGCCAGATACAATATTGATTACTAGAGTTGTACTATTAGCAGAATATATAGTACCAGTGGCTAATGAAGTAAGTTGTGTAACTCCTTCATTTTGAATAAATGCTCCAGTATTAGATGATACTGATAGGACACTTTTTGTTATAATTCCATCTTGAGTAAGAGTTTGACCTGGAGCAAATAAACTATTTGTATTAGCCAGATTGACATACAAATCTGGTCTATCATATCCAGCCACTAAACTTTCACGAATAACTATTAGAGGATCAACGTTGTAATTATTACCAGGATTAATAGATGATAATGATTTAATAGTTCCAACAGTAATTGTATTAGTAGTTAATGCGCCAGCAATTATACTATTATAGCCTTTAGCAGTATTAGCTGCAAATCCATATGCATTACTAGCTACATTTGAATTAGTACCATTAATGAGTATATCTAAAAATGGCTTTAATCCACTGTTGTTGGCATAAAGTAAATCTGTATTAATAATAATAGTTTCTGTAGAAGATAGTGCACCAATATTAAATGTAGTTCCAGATCCAGAACTATATACTCTATCAGCATTAGCGGTTACTTTGTAATTTGTTCTCCAAACTGTAGAATTAGAAACTGCATAAGCTGCATTAGCAACTAGAGTTAGTCCTGTATTTGAAGTTACAGAATTTACAACACCAATAACTGCATTATTAGCTCTAAAATATAGAGTATCACCTACTGCAACTTCAGCATCAAAATGATTATTGCCGGTGCCAAGTATTGCTGTAGTAGATGTACTAGCAATGTTTACTAAACCAATTGGTTCTCCAATATATGCTTTAACATATCCTTTATTATAAAAAGCTCTAGTATTAGAATATATGCCAACTGCTGTTGAATTAGAATCTACTACTGTAGCTATTGCAGAAATATTAGATGTAGATGATACAGTAGCATTAACAGAAGAATTTGTGGCAAGTCTTACCGTATTTGCTAAATTCCAATTTCCACCAGTTACACTTATAACTAGATTTCCAGTATTGGCTGTTGCATTTGATGTTACAGATACCACATATCCATTTGCAACTACTATATTTGAATTATTGTAACCTGATACTATATCTGCTGTTGAAAATGAATTTGCAGATAAACCACCATGATTATAAAGTTGTAATGGTTGAACAATAGTCATAAATGGATAAAATGATCCATTTACATTACTAATTGATATTACTGCATTAGATGTTATAATTGTAGAAGTGTTTTGATATCCATATCCACCATCTATTAAGGTATAAGCAACTTTTCCAGTTCCATTAGATACTGCTTTTACGCGAGCTTTACCTCGAACACCACCTGATCCAGAAATATCCATAACATCGCCAACAGCATTAAATGCACCTCCTTGAGTTACGGATATCTCATTTAAAGATCCTACGATATAAGGAGCTCCTTCAAGACTATTATTATCAGTAATATATTCCCCAGTTTTAAATTGTCCTTTAACATTACTTAGATAGATTATATCAATGAATCTGCCATTAATTCTTTTTCTAACAATATTTTCAACAAAAGCCTTTGCTTCAGATGTAGCACCTGTAATTTGTTGTCCTAAAAATGTAAAAGCTCTATCGGATTTTGAACATTCTAAGTATTTCGGAATATTCCATATTCCATCAGATGGTTTAAGAATATCTAGGCCTGGATCATAAACTTCAATATCTTCATTAAATACTAATCTAAAAAGAAGTTTATATGCTTCTGAACTGCCTTTAGCTTTATAAAGATCTTGAATATGTTTAACTAGAAACTGTTTAGATGCGGCTGTGGTTTCTGGTAAGCTATTTAAAAACTCATTCTTAAATTGCTTTAAAAATGACTCTACTGTATAATCTATATCTCTATATTCTAAAAGCTTTCTAGATTCAGATCCACCCTGATCCAACCATTCATAATACGCTTTAATAAATGATATAAACGCATCTCCATCTTCTTGATAAAAGCTTGGAAATTGCGATTGGACTAATGCTGATAATTTAGCTTCTATATTCTTCATGCACGCGCGGCCGAAACTGTGATATTGATATCAGCATCATCTATTAGTAATACTGTATTATTTTTTACAGAGAAGTCATTATATAAGGAAGATACTGACACATTAATTTGGTCTCCAGTATAATTTACAAGCGCTGGAAGATTAATTACAACTGCTCCTGTAGTATAATCAATTGTTCCAATACCATGTTCTATCACTACTATACTTGTTGAATTATCAATAGATGTAACAATTGCAATCTCTCCTTCACCAATATCATATAGATAAGCAGTCACATTGGAATATTCAAATACATCTGACTTGACAGTATTTTCTTTTAATACATTTTGATAATCTAAATTAAACTGTTGCGCTGTACCTATAGTTGGCGAAATTTTCTTAATAAGTGTAGTAATTAGATTAGAATTTATTATACTATCATCAGAAGAATCTATAGTAGAAGCTAATTTAGAATATCTAAACGTTTTATTAAAATCATTTAGATAAGTTGTATTGAAAGTTTTAATTGCATCAAAAATGATATTTTTTATATCACCTTCAGTCTTAGATGAAGCATTTAAATTATATGATGCAGTAGCATTAACACCAATATATGTATAATCAGCATCTACAACTTTGGGTTCAATTGAGATTGACATCTTAGTTAGAATATATGATTGAATATTAGATTTTACAATATCAGGAACTCCAGCAAATTCTGATAAATCAACTGATATGAACACTGTTCCATATTGTGGAGGATTTAATACTTCTCCACCATATACATTAATTGCTCGTATATCTGGATACTTAGATAAAAGAATAGTTCTATAATCATCAATTGTTATTGCACGATTTTGCGTTTGATAGTGTCTTGGAGCATTATATTTTATTGAATTCATAGTTTCTCGTTCAGAACCACCATATGCAGCAACATTTGTAGTAACAGATACTACTGATGTGGAGTATCCAGCAATAGTTGATGCTGGAATAAATGTATCTGCTTTATTGGCAGCAGCGCCTTTTGAAGTTCTATATGAAGCTAATATTAGATTTCCATTGATTGGTCTGACGCCTATAATATCATCACCAAATATTAATTCATAACGATTTTTATCAGCAGCTTGTACAAAGAATATTTTAGAATCATTCTTATATCCAAGAAGAGTATCTGTTTGAATAAATGCAGTATTTGTAGTATCTGTTGATGAATTTTGTATTTTAAGATCTAAACTAGATGTATCTAATGTGGTATTATTAAGAATAAATCTTTGATTCTCTATAGTAGTATCAACAGAAAATGTTTCAGTAACATATGTTCCTTCATAGATGGCAACATTAGATGCTAGATAATTATCAGCAGATGCAACTATGATAGATTGATCAGTAGTAAATGTATAAATTGTATTATCTATGCGAGATGTAAATGGTGTTCCTTTTGGAATAGTGATAGTAGCAGGACTATCATTTGGAACTATTGATATATCAACATATGATACGGCTGATGTATATGAACGAGGAGTATAATTAAGTTCTTTTGCTCTAGATACAACAGAATCCATAATCTGTGCTGAATCTAAAAACATTTCAGAAATAGCCATATTTGTATAAAAATTATTCATATATGTGTTATATGATAATACGTCAAGAAGAACACTAAGATTAGATCCATCAAAATCATAATCTTTAAATTGTGTTTGACCCTTAAGGTATGTTGATAGATTAGAGCGAATAGTATCAAAATCCAGTTGCGATACTACAAGTGCTGAATTTGATGCCATGTTATCTAACTCTGTCCATTGTTAATGTTGTTGATAATGTTGTAACTTGTAAACTATTTATTATCGAAAAAGTGATGGTAACATTTACAGAATTATTATCATTAGCCCCGCTTACTATTACATCTATAATTTCGGCTCTTGATTCAAAATTTTTAATAGCTGATATAATATCCATCTTAATGACTTCTAAAGTTATAGGAGTCAGATTTTCAAATAGATATTTTCTAATATTTGCGCCAAATGTTGGTCTAAATCTACGTTCATAATGATTAGTCAAAAGAATATTCTTAATAGATCTCTTTACAGAATCTTCATTAGACAATCTAGTTAGATCCTTTTTTATAGGATGTATGCTAAAGTTTGTCTGAAAATCTGAATAGATTTCTTGTTTATTTGTAAGAGGCGTAGATACCAAGACTATCTCCTTAAATATTGAACTATTTATATGAATTTTTGAGAACAGGTATTTACATTAATCCAATATAGTGTACTATAAATATATTGTTCGGTGATACGGACTTGAAGTTGTGAAGACCCGGGTGCGATTCCCGGCGCCTCCACCATGAATACTTGGATATATCAGATGCAAGTTCAAGCCAAGTATTCATGATGGGGGCGACCAGTATCGATTCACATTGGATGGGAAGAGGAGAACACGGTAAGAAACGACCGCTAATCA